AGAACTTACTACCAGTACCCTCTGCTACTTCAACATTGAACTGATTTGAAGTTTGGTTCTTCTTGTCAGTTGCAATAAGATTAATAGTATCACCATCACTAATCAAACCGATATCAGATAGTTGCATGATATTAGATGCTTTCAATAAATCTGAATATGTTGATTGAGTGATACGGACTTTCACTTCACTACTTGGCATAGTGATGCCTTTGGTGGGTGATACTACTAAACTAGGATCAGCATACCAGAACTTAGAAACTGCTTTGCCTTGAGATACAGTTAAGTAGTCATCAAACAAAGTAACGTCTGGTGCTTCGTAAAGTGATAGAACACTTAGAAAAGAATTCAAATCATAGATAGCAAACTCTTTATCAAAAGTCTCTTCGACCTTTGCAGTTGCTAGGACATTTTTCATCACTGAAATAGTCTCTAAAGTGTTACCTGGTTTGATGAGCAGGTTCTCATTAATCTCGCTGAAGTTTTTCAAAACCTCAAAAGTGTTTTTACTGATTTTCATTTTGTTCCTCATCATGTATGTGCAGTTGTATTAGTGCATAGTGTAAGACTTTTAACATATCTTTTCGGGCATCACTAGCAGAACCCTTTTTACCATATCGTTGTGCATACTTTAGCACATTGCCGATACAAAAACCTGTACCGTGTCCACCATCGATGATGAACTCGGTTGCTTGAAACTTGTCTTTTGAATAGTGACCATTGTTATAGGTCGCATCAATGTATGTTTGGAATTCTTCTATTAAGTTCTTTTCGTTGAACTTGTATTCTATCTTAGTATTTCTCATATTTCTCACTTTTAGTTTCATAATAAATTAAATAATAGGGGCATCGAGGAGAAAGGTGATGTAAGATGATATCCTCGATGCCCATACGTTAGACCGTTACGATGCTAGTGCTTGAAGACCAGCGGCGATAACTGCCTTAGATGGTGTACCTACACGATACGCTACTGAATTACCTTTGCCGGTAGGGTTAGCATAAATCATGTTGCCTTCAAAACGAAGGTCATGTACACGCCTTGCAACATTCACTGTATTAGTGTTTGCTTTTCGTGCAAGTTGTTTAGTAGTGAATGAAGCACCGGTTGAAAGTGCATTCATAATTTTTGTCTTTACAGACGTTTTTGCTTTTGCCATTATAAGTTCGCTCCTTATATAATGTATTTGCGAGACTACACAATGTAGTCTCTATCAAGTGTTTTAAGTATACTCTTAAAACGGTGTTTTGTCAACATCTTCTTTTGGTGCAACTTCACTTTCACCGAAATCAGTATTGACTGCATCAGCATCTACCTTTGTGTAAAGGTCGATGAACGCTGATTTTGTTTCATCGTCAAAACGATTGATACACATTTGTATCGCTTTCATTCTGTCACCAAAGACGGAATATGCTTTAACGATGTGGACTAGTCTACGAGTTGCAATCAACTCATCGATTCCTCCATCGAGGAAAGTCTTTCTGATAATATCTGCCCACTTGACAAGTTTATCAGCAAAGTCCTCATCTTCTTTATCGACTGCAATCAGTTCTTTTGAGACAATCTTTTTCTCAATAGCGACTGCAGGATAATCTTGTTCGATTGTAATAGGGAACCTTTCAAGGAACGCCTCGTTCAGAATGTTAGTGCCGATGAAACGACCATCTTCTGAACCCTTACCTTTTGTATTGGCAGTTGCTACAATCTGAAAACCAGGTGCTGGTTCTACGAACTGGTTAATCTTCTTGAGAAGAATACCATTGCCTTCTAGGATTGGTTGCAAACACATAATCTTGTTTGATGCAAGGTCAATCTCATCTAGAAGCAGAACACCTCCTGCTTTCATTGCTTGAATAACTGGACCATCATACCAGACAGTCTCACCATCGACAAGTCTATACCCACCGAGTAAATCATCTTCATCGGTTTCGATAGTAATGTTAACTCTAAAGAATTCTCTTTTGAGCATTGCACATACTTGTTCGAACATCATGGTCTTACCATTACCTGATAGACCAGTGCAGAAAATAGGGTAGAACATTTTAGAACGAATGATGCTTCGAACATCTTGGAACTGACCAAAAGGAACATAGTTCGCATAGACTTGAGGAATCAAGTTGTGAATAGTAGTATCACTCACTGCGATAGTTTTTTTCGCTTGTGGTTGTTCTGGAACTTGAATGTTTTGCATTACTGCATCAACCTTTGTCTCAGGCATTACACTGCCACCGATTAGTGAATACAAACCGTTACCCATTTTGTACTCGTCATTTTTGACAATCCAAGACGGAGCATATTTCATACCCATCTCATTTGCTACAGTAACTAATTCTGCTCTGGTAAAATCATTCTTACCATTGAACAGTTCTTTTGCTTTCGCAATAAAGTCATCACGTTTATTCATCATATTATCACCTTTTCTCATCATTATGTATACATTATCGCATATTTTTCAGAATAAGTCAAGCATTATCCACACGATTTACGGCAATAATGCGAATTATTTTTCTAAATTATGCTACGTTTTCGATAAACTTTTGCAAGATTACCCTATTCTTTAGTTTACCACGACCCATTCTCTTGAATGCGGTAGTTAGTTTTTGCTTAGAAGCACCATTCATATCATCACCAAGACCTTCATCAACAACCTCAAGTGCTTTACCACCTTTGATTATGTACAGTTCATCAAGACCAGACTTTGTAGAAGTGGTAGCATTCTCTTTTGTTAAGACTTTTTTGAAGTGGTCAAAACTAACTGACATATCATCTTCTCTATTAGTAAAATCTGCAAAGTACTGTGACCATGCATAACGAATTTCATTACGACCAGCGACAAAGAAACCAGTTGTATTAGCACCAGTTGATGCTTTCAGCAACTTGTACAAACCTTTTGTGATATCATTACTATCAATACTTGACCATTTACTATTGTTTTTGATAGCAACTTGATTTTGACCATCTCGCAGGATCAGAGTACCTGCTTGACGATAAGTATCATCATTATGTCTCATTCGGGAAACATTGTCACGGTCATTTTGATAACCAACAACGCCATCGATAGAGTGACTTGAACCATCAGTTAAGAATGAAGTACTCATAATCTGTACACCATTTCTTTTCTGAAAATCTTTTACTAGTCGAGTAGCAAGTACGATACAATGGTTAAGCGGTGTGCCACCAAGATACATATCACGAGGAAGACCCCACCATGCATAGTCGCCTCTGCTTTTTCTATCGTACATAGAACCGATTGCATTAGCAACACCGAGAGCATCGTTGAATTCTTTTGAAGTCATTTTCTCGTGGAACAATTCAAGCAGAGAAATATTTTCAATATTTGCTTCATGCATATTTCTTGATTGACGATTTGCTTTTAGTTCTGATGAAAGTCTCTTAGCATACTCAGAAGAGAACCCATAAGCGGCGAAAGGAATTTGCGCCTTCTTACAAAAGAGTGCAAGGTTAATCAACTGTTGCATAGTACCATGCATATTATCTGCCATTGAACCAGACCAGTCAAGAAAGAAAACCATACCGTGGTCTTTACCATTAGGAATAATATTTTTCTTTAGGAAGATATCATCATTGTATTTGTATGAGTGTAACTTATTTACATTCAGTACACCAGTTCTGGCAGTAGTCGCTCTCGCATATCTATCTGCCTGCTTTTTCATTTCGAATTCTTTATGTAAATAGTTGATAACTTTTTCATTATCTTTTTTGAATTCTTTTACATTCTTAGTAAGAGTTGTCTCATTTCTTGAACCAGGAGTAACATTCCAATGCTCATAGAGTTTGGTTTTAATCTCTTGAAAAGGAACAATGTAGTCATCGATTTTAAGAACTTTAGGAACATCAAGATAACGAACTTGCTTGTTAGTGTCAGTCTCAACCATATCTTTAGTAGACTGTTGAGTGGCAAGGTCAGTAAGTGATTTTGCACCAGGAGTAAGACCTTCTGTTTTTGCAATGTCTTCGGTCATGTTTGATTTTGCTACAGGTTTTGTTTCTGCACCTTCATCACCTTCATCATCACCTTTTTCAGTATCACTTGAACGAACATCTGTACCTTCTTTTGAATTTTCATCTTCTTCGGTATCAGGTGTTGATTGCTCACTCTCACTACCAGTCTTTTCTTGATTGTCATCAGACTGTGCAGTTTCTTGTTCTTGAAAATCTTCTTCGTTCTGATGCTCACCAGTCATTGGCATTGAAGTCAAATACTCTTCGACTTGCTCAGGATCATTTTGTTTCTTTTTCTCTAACTCATCTTGACAATACTCATAAAGTTCTTCGGCAAGAGCAAAGACTTCATCGAAAGTCTCAGTAGTTTTTGCTCTGGTCATAAACTCTTCTTCTACACTATCGAAAGGAATATCGATTTGTGTACCGAGTTTTGCTTTAACATTCATTCTGTCGATAAGAAGAAGGTCAGCAACATTCATACCATCAAGTTTGAAAAAGTTATCTGCTTTCAACTTAGCATAGGCATTAAAGAAAGGTTTTCTCAGACCAGGATACTTCTTTTGAATTAGTCGCTCAATACGAACATCTTCGACTACGTTTACAAAAGAGTGAAAATTCTTAGGTTTGTCAGCGAGTTTTTCTAGACCCTCGACTGGCGTGTATAGTGCGTGAGAAACTTCGTGACCAACAAACAAGTCTAATACTTCATCGCTGATATCTTTCATTGTAGGAATACGCAAGATACGCTTTTCGACATCGAAACTTGCAGTCTCGACATTAGCGAATTCTACAGATAGATTTTCAGTGGCAAGTAATTTTGCTAGTACTGACTTGATTTCTTTAACATTGTTTTTCACATCAACCTCTTTTCTCATCATCATGTATACATTATCGCATTTTTTAGTAATAATGTCAAGCGAAAACCACACTAATTATGGCAATAATGCAAAATAAACTGAAAATCATAAAATATGTTGCAAAAATACAACAAATCAACCAATAAATCAGTCTAAATGGAAGAGTTAGTCCGAACCAAATACTTTTAAATATCATCATAGGTAAACTATACCACAGAATTATTTATATGTCAAGAACTATTTTGTCTTTTTTTGAAGAAATATTTGAATTGTTTTTCGTATAGGTGACCTAGAATTCAATGCAGTGGTCGAATGTGGTACGCCTTCTACTTGAAGTATTGCTCTGTTCATTACTGGTGGTATTGCTACAATCTCATCTTGTCTTTTATACATGAAATACCCACCATCGTTTTCATCGTGACCTGATAAGTATATTGTCATTGCCGCATCGTGACCTGCATCATCGTGCCAAGGTATATAACTGAATTCTGTCCAATAGAAAAAACTTGCAGATTTTATTTCATACTCACCACGACCGTGCCAACGGACGGACACATTTGCAGTTTCATCTATCTTTTTCTGTAGAA